CGCATCGGTTTGCGGCTCACATCCACAATCTGCATGCCTTCGCTGATTTCCACCTGCAGAAACAGATCACCGTCCCTGGCCGCCAAACGCACATAATCATCCAGCTTCTGGTTCAGCTTTAGTCGTTCCTGCATGGCCTGGGCCACATCCAGCGCGCGCTTATCTTTGCTGTGCAGGATATACCCGCCCTTGACGATATCGCGTGCCAGCTGCCTGTGCATTTTCTTGATGCGCGGGTCTGACTTATACATTTTCGCGCAGGAATCCAGGATCTGCGCCCGCTCAGTTTCTGCGCCAAAACGCTGCCCCAGGCTGTGCGCGTTCTTCGCATCCGGCATAGCCGCAGACTGCGCCGTGGTTGTTGTCACCTCTGGCGCTTTTCGGAACAATTGCGATACTGTTTCACGCAGACCCATAGGACTTCCTCATCAGCGCTTCAAGCGCGGGTAAATTTGCTTCGATCGTGCTCATAATGATGGCGTACTTCCCGCCATTCTTTAATTCCAGGTACTTTCCATAAAAAACCGAGTGCCCCAGTGTGATGATGATTTCATCCTTCCCGGCGTGCTCGATACTCGTTTCAGTCATCAACGCCTTCGCGTCCGCTGAAATTTCACCAACAATTTCACCCTGTCCAAATTTTTCCACCGCGTAAAACAGCCCGCTTCTTGCATTTGCCGATGCTCTGTCAGTCCATGGCCTATTCTCGCGCGCCGCTTTCTGGATATCAAGACCCCAGGCTTGTGCCGACGCGTACAAAGCCACTTCCACGCGTTTGCCATACGCCTCAAAATCTTTAGCCAGCTCGCTTGGCGGTCTGACCCACACAAACCCGCTATTGGACAAGTTCAGCCTCCGCCTGGGTGCCTGTGTCGTGATTTGGGCGCACAAACCGAATCCGGTAAACTGCCCCTTCCAGCGTGAAACGGTCATCCAGCTTGATATCCAGTGTTGGAGATCCGCTCACCAGCATTCCGCCGCGGCTTTCCGTGCCCGCCTCGCTGTGGAACCGGCTGCCACTCGAAAGCCTCGCAATTCGCACCGATTGAGCCGTTAAGCTCGTGTCAGCCCTGCGCAGCACAATGCTCGCCGGTCGATCTGCCCGCATTGCCTCTCGGATGCGTAATATTTCCGCCACATCCTGTGATGTCATGATTGCCATGGGCCACCATAAAGAATGATCGAACCGTTGTAACTCTCACAGGCTTGCATATATTCAGCCTGCTTGGCGTTGCGCTGCCCAGCCATCGACTGCACACCGCCCGATTTATCGAACGACTCATCGCCAATCCGGTAAGACAGCACACCCGACCCTTCCGAATTCAGCTGTAAGGTCAGGCTGTCAGCTTCCGCCTTAACCATCACGATTGCCGCTTCCGCTTCAGTCATATCCGCGTAGGTCGTTCCGCCAGTCAATGCCCATCCAGCCGCGTAGCGCATCAACCGATCTAGCGTGTAAGTCGGTGTCGGAACAATCGTCATTTTCCCGTTTGCGAAGGTTCTGCGCTCAGCAACAGAATATGGATTGATCGTGGTTGGCACCAGCCCGCCCGGAGTAATCATCACGCCGCCGTAAGTCGCAGGATCATAGAACGCGATCATGCGCAAGAAATCAGCGGGCATGTCATACACAGCCGTACCGCTCAGGATGCTCACCGTGCTGATCTTCTCCCGGCTGCATCGCCGCGAAAAATCCGCCGCGGCATCCTTGATCACCTTGGCATATTGTGCCGAAGATGGGATGCTGTTACGTGCTGGGACCTTGCCCTGCAGTTCTGTCACCAAATCCGCTAATAAAATGCTCATCGTTCGTCCTTCGGGGCAGAACCGCTGCCAATCGGCTCTGCCCCCTTCGGGAGGAGGGTTACGCTACTGGCAAGGCCAGCACATACACAACACAATTCGGCTGGGTTGCACCCACAGCCGTGATCACACGCAAGGCAGTCCCTGCGGCGATTTCGATCTTGCTCGCATCCAGCGAGCTCGCGCGCACAATCGCATTCGCGGAGCCGGAAACTGCCATCGCGTTGGTCACGATGTCAGCCACATTTCCCACGGTCAGGGTCGTGTTTGCCACGCCTGCGCCGGTCAGATGTACCCACACATCGATGATCCGGACCTTATGCGTCATCACCACGTTCTTTGTGGCCAGCGCGCCAGCCGCAATGTCAATTCGAAACAACAACGGCAGCGCGCCGATCACATTATCAGCCGCCGCCACTTTCACCACCGTCCCGGAAAGAGACTGCGCGGTAATTTTCGCTTCCGTGACATTGGCATTCAAAATCTTTGCCGTGGTCACCGCGTCGGCAGCAATCTTTGCCGCAATCACGGCATTCGACTCGATATCTGCAGCCGCCACAGTCATACCAGGGATAACCACCTTGGTTTGTCCGTGCGGTAATCGTACAGTTACGCTCATGGTTATTCTCCTTCTATTCTTTCCCCCTCTCCTTTTTGGGAGAGGGGGTCAGGGGGGTGAGGTCAGGTTAGACGACCGCCACGGTCGCGCCCTTGCCAGCCACCGGCGCATCCGTGCCGTTGAATTCCTCGGCATAATACTGCTCGGCTGCTATCATCTTATTGCTGGAATAGGACGGGAACGGTCCGCGGAACTGCAGGGTCTGGAAGATGCGATGCATCACCAGCTCGCGATTGGCCACCAGGAAGTAGCTGTCGCTCATCTCGGTGCTGGCAAACACGGGCAAGCCCTTCACCCGTCCAACAAACCCGTTGGCATTCAGATCAGCATCCGCCCGCGAACCAGCCTGGCTGAAACCGTCCCAGTTGGCCAATTCATCGCCGTTGGTCACACTGACGCACACGGCATTCGGCTGGTAATAACGATTCAGCACTTTCACGCGTGCCACGCCCAGTTTCTCAACCAGGTCCTGGAAGTTGTGCCCGCTGATGTCATAATCGCCGCCGCTGTTCGAAGCTACCGAAAGCGCAGCCGACAGGCCCAGATAGAACATGCCCTTGTCGATCCGCCGCGCGATCTGCCGCGCCATCGAGGCCAGCGTCTTGGTCACAGCGTCATATCCCAACGAAGCGCGGCTGAAGACAATCGCTTCGCGGCTGATCTCGGTTGCCAGGCGATCGGCAGCGATGGTCAGTGACTTGTAGCTCAGGGTCTGTTTGCCCTGCTGGATCGCCGACATTTCGCCGGTGCGAATGGCATCGTAGGTGTAAGTCACTTTGACGGTGTCACCCGCGCCGATCGTGGCCAGACCCATGATGCGCCCATTCATGTAATCGATCACATAATCGGAGTTAAGGGTATAGGTCACGTTCTCAGCAGCGTTGGTCACCGATACCGACCCGATGTTCACAAATTTCTTGGTCAGGCTGTACCAGGTGCTCAGTGCGGTAATGACAACTTCTTCCTTGCTGACCGCGTTCGCAGTCATCCCGCTTTCGGCTGAAAAGTCCTCATACCACAGGTTGCTGGTCGGAGCCTGGTCGGTCATCTGCACATCGAAAATGCCGCTCGCCACCAGGGTCGGGAACGCTTCAGCCACGATCGAGCGCGCCACAGAATACGGCAGGTTCAAATCGCTGGCCTGCTCCGCTTCCTGCATCAGCATGCTCTCCGCCATCAACTGCGGCTTATACTGCGCATCGAACTTCTTCAGGTACTCCACTGCGAATTTCTCATTCACAGTGATCGGGCTCTTCAGGTTCAAGAGCTTGGACCCGGACGCGCGCCGGATGCTTTCATTGATTTCGAAAGCACCGCGGGCAAATTCAGGCGTGCCGGTTTCGGCTTCGAGCACAGGCGCCATGTTGCTGACGCGGCCACCAAAGCCCATCTTTTCGAGCTTCCGCCCGGCAAACAGCTTGTCATATTCGGCCCGCTTGGCTTCCACCAGTGAGGTCACAGCCGCGGCATCCTGCGGGTTCGCAGCGCGCACAGCCTCGACGAAAGACTTATTGCCATCTTCGCCATAAGCCAGATCCTTGGTGGATTCAATTAGAGCGCCTTCAACGCTCGCCTTGCGTTTATTTTCCGCGAGTTCTTCAACGGCTTTCTTGGCTTCGGCCAATTCCAACGATTGGGCATCCAGCTTTTCTTGCAGTTCTTTTGCTTCCATTTCATCCTCCAGATGAATAATTGGTTGTTTCGATTCGAGCACGGCCTGTGCATCCGCAAAGGATGGTTCGAGTACCAGGTCAAACCCGGTCAGGGTCAAACTCGTGATCTCGTCAATCGATTGGCCGTTCTCTTTGATTGTGCGTGTTTCACCGTATCCACGCAGGCTCACGCCTGGCGTAACGCCGCCCTCCATGATGGCTTGCAAATCCTTGCCCTTGGAAGTTCCCAGGATAATTCCGCCCAGGCTGACGGTCGTTCCATCAAATGAGACATCATCCCATTTGATAACCGTCTCCAAAAGGTTGGGTCGTTTGCTGCCCTTGTCGGTCGGATGTTCCGCCTCGCCCAATACCTGAATGATCCGTCCTTGACCGGCGCTCTCATGCAGATGGTTGCGCAGTTCATCAACCGCTGCCTTCAAAACGCCCGCCGGATAACGCCGTCCGTTGCCATTGACAACGCCAGCGGTAATGACATCATTTGCGCGCATCTTGCGCATCCCATTTCCAGCCACAGCTTCCAGCAGCACCATTGCCGAGATCCGCTCGTTGAACTTGCTCTTATGCGTGCTTTCTACCGTCACAGTTACCGGTTCTGGGCTGGTGCTTGGCTGGTAAGTCTCTTCCACTACCGGCCACGGCTGTGCCATAAAAGTGTAGTTTTCGCCTTCCAGCGCGAACCCCACGTTGTAATACTCGCCGTCCTTCAGCTTGCTCATTTCGCTCATATCTTCAACGATCAGGTGGTCGTCGAAGATTTCTTCCACATTCCACCACGGCCCGTTCGGTCCTTCCGGAAACGCCTCGCGAAACGCGGACGAGATTTGTTGTACCTGGTAGTTCAGTGACCCTTTGGTCATTTCTTCCAGTTTCACTTTTTTGTATTGCATGCCTGCCTCCATTGATTAAACAAACAATGATTCCGCGTTCACCACAATCGCCGGGCTGCTCACCGGCTTCTGATTGCCAATCGCATCCGCCGCCATCATCTGCAGCCCGCCTGAAGATGTATCCACCTGGTCATCATGCCGCCCGGTCGGGAAAGACACCGCCTCGCGAATAAACTCCAGGTTCCACTTCCCGCGCACCAATCGCACATAACCCTTCTTCGCGCGCCTGCGCAGTGGCCGTGCCCTGGTCACCTTATCGCCGTTCGGCGTAACGCCCATAATTTCAACATTCACCAGGCGCGCATCCTTCATCATTTCCATCCACACCAGCGACTGAAACTGCGTTTCCTCGATGCCCCACACCGTCCCTACTTCGTCTTGGTCCAGCATCCAAGTAGTCAGGTCATCCAGAAAGCGTTCCAATTTCCGCCCGCGCAGCATATCCCGCAGATACAGGATGCCGCTCGCATCCATCGCCGTCGCCACCGCCGCGTTGAAGTCGCTCGTTTCAGTTTTGCCCAGCGCCAGGTCTGCGTACACATACCACTTCAAACCTTCAGGCGCGTGGTCGACAATCGTGAAATCTTGTTCGTCGAAGAACCCACCGCTCACCTGCTGGGGTAACTGCTGGGCCTGCGGCATAAACTCATCTTCGCCGATGTTCTGCCTGATTCGCGCAGCGGCCACATCGTCATACTTCTCCGGCCACAGCGTTTCACCCGCTTTCCGCTTCAGTGGATCACCGCCGCGCGGGATGTACACGCCCCGCAGCAGGTTCTCATTGAACTGCTCATCCGTTTGCGGAAATTGCTCAGCTTCAAGCGCCAGCATCGGCAGGTGTACCACTTCAAAGGTTTCACCCAACCCGGAGGCCATTTCAAGGAGCAAATCACCGGTCAGGTCATTCGGATGCCAGCGCGTATGGATCACGATGATCGCCCCGCCATCTTCCAAACGGGTATAAGCCGAACCGCGGTACCAGCGCATCACAGACTTTCGGTAATTCTCGCTGTCAGCCTCATCCCGTTTTTTGTACGGATCGTCGATCACCAGCAAATGCGCACCCTTACCCACGATACCGCCGCCGATGCCCGCCGCGGTCACCCCGCCCCGATGAAACTGCA